CCTATAGAAGAACAATTAGACATGCAATACTGGGATAGTGTTAATGGAACTACACTTTGGAAAGATAAAATACAAGAAATAAAGGATACATATCCTAAAGGTTAAATATGCCAACGACTAAAGAAACAATGCAGAAACTAGAATCACACGAAAGAGAGTGTGCTATACGCTATGAGAACATAGAAAAGCGTTTAGATAAAGGTGATGCAAAGTTTGACGCGATGGACGCCAAGTTTACAAAATACATTTTAGGTCTATACGTACTAATTATAGTAGCTACAGGAGTAGACCGACTGTTTCATTAATATATCAATAGGAGGTAAAGATGGAAGTAATAGGATCTATGTCTAGCGAAGACAAAAATCTTGTTTGGGCTAAAGACGATAAGGGTAATGATGTCGTTACACTTGAGACCGCACCCAAGAAAGACGGTGATAAACCTGAAAAGCTTAAGTCTATGACGTATAAAGGCTAAAATTAGGTATAATCAATTAATTACATATTTTAAGGAGTAACTTATGACAGAAGAAGTAAAGAACGAGCAACCTCAGATTCAAACCGTTGACTTTGAGGGCAAGAAGTATAGTACCGAAGATCTAACCCCTAGGGTAATCGAAGGTTTTAACATGTTGATTAAGCTACAAGGCGAAGTGGTAGAGCAATCTTACCAGCTTAAAAAGAGCCAGGCAGCACAACAGGGACTCTCTCAAGAGATTTCGTCTAATATTAAAGAAGACAAAATTAAAGAGGCACCTGAAATAATTGTGGAGGATGAATGAAAGGACTGTTAAAGAATATTGTAGGTGCAGTAGCGCCTACCTTGGGGACTGCATTAGGCGGACCAATGGGCGGTATGGCCGCAAATATGATTGCAGACGTTTTAGGATGTGATACCAACCCCAAATCTTTAGAGAAAGCAGTACAAGCTGCAACACCCGAACAAATGCTGGAGCTTAAAAAAGCTGAACAAGCGTTTGAAGTTCAGATGAAAGAGCTAGAGGTTGATGTATTTAAGCTAGAAGTAGCTGATACACAAGATGCTAGAACTAAGTTTTCTAAGGACTGGACTACTAGAATCATGGGGATTGCTACACTAGGTGGGTTTTTAGGATATATTTTTATGGTTACTCTACAACCTCCAGAGCAAAACAGCGAAGCTTTAATCAACTTGGTACTCGGATACCTAGGTGGTCTAGCTTCAGCAGTTATTAGTTTTTACTTTGGAGCATCTAATGGGGGTGGTAAAGATGAATAGAGGACAACTTATAGAAGAATTAAAACGTGACGAAGGTGTAGTACTTACACTTTACAAATGCAGCGCCGGGAAAAACACAATCGGCGTGGGTAGAAATGTTGACGACAGAGGTATTACAGAAGATGAATCTGATTACTTATTAAGTAATGACATAAATNTCTGTGTAAAAGAACTAGAGGGTACATTCCCCTGGTTCCAAACTTTGTCTGACACAAGACAACGAGTCATGGTCAATATGTGTTTTAACTTAGGACTGTCTAGATTGATGGGTTTTAGAAAATTCTTAGCTGCTATGGAAGCAGGCGAATGGGAAACAGCTGGCGTAGAGATGCTAGATTCAAAATGGGCAAGGCAAGTTGGGCCAAGGAGTACCCGCTTACGAGACTTAGTTTTGGAGGGGTAGAATGTGGCCTACTTTAAGTTAATAACATTTGGTGGCATAGCTCCACAGGTATCTCCTAGATTATTAGCTGACACTTTAGCTCAAACAGCTAAAGACGTTATACTCGACAGCGGACGTTTAACACCTATCCGTAATAATACAGATGACTATACGCTGAGCACGGCGGGTCAAAACTCAATTTATAAATACAGAACTGGTGGAGTTGAATACTGGCTTGAATGGGCAGACGAAGGAGTTGATGTAGTTCCTGGACCCATAGCTGGTGACAATACAGACCGTTTATATTGGACGGGCGAAAGTGCTTCTTTCCCTCGTATGTCTAACAACTCAACTATTACGACAGGATCAGGCTCGTACCCTAGAGCTTCATTTCGTTTAGGTATACCAGCACCTACTGGCACAGCTTCTACAAGTATTACTTCTGGTACAGACGATGGTACGCAAACAAAATACAGTACATCATACATCTACACCTTTGTGTCCGCGTTTGGAGAAGAAGGACCTCCATCTGCAGCTTCTGCAGTATTTGACAAAGTGGACGGGCAAACAGTTACTATATCTGGATTAGACACAAGCGCAGGGTCTGGAGTTGGTCGTACTAATACTAACCTGGCTACTAAACGTATTTATAGATCTAACACAGGTTCAAATACCACCGCATTTCAGTTTGTTAAAGAAGTAACACTTGCTACAGCTAGCACAACTGATAACTTAAATAACTCACAGCTAGCTGAAGTTATACCAAGTACTTACTGGATAGGACCACCTGACGAAGTAAGTGCCAACTATCCCGATGGACCAATGAAAGGCTTGACTGCAATGCCAAATGGTATTTTTGCAGGTTTTACAGGCAAACGTATTTGTTTTTCTGAACCATTTTTACCACATGCATGGCCTGTAGCTTACAGGACAACTTTAGAAGAAGAGATTGTAGGCATCAAAATGGCGGGGCAAGGTCTTATAGTAACTACTAAAGGCACACCGTATTTAATTGCAGGTACTGATCCACAGTCTATGAGTACTGTACGTATTGAAGCTGCCCAAGCATGTCAAAGTAAAACTTCTATGGTTGATATGGGTCCTTACGTTTTATATGCAGGGGGTGACGGACTTGTTGCAGCTGCAGGTACTGAAGTAAATGTTGTTACCGAAGGTATTCTTTCTCCAGAACAATGGAGAGCGGACTATTATCCAAGTTCATTACGTGGATTTCTCTGGGAAGGGCGTTATGTAGGGCTTTATACAAGTGGGTCAAACTATGGTGGGTTTATATTTGACCCTAGAGGAGAGCAACAAAACACCCTTACTACTTTGACTCAGACAGGTACAACAGATGCTACTGGTGGTTTTACTAACCCAGTAGATAACGAGCTTTACTTAATAGTAGAGACTGGTTCGGGTCCAAGAATACAAAAATTTCAAGGCGCTACTACTAATAAGACATTTACTTGGAAAACAAAAGAGTTTGTTACACCTAAACCTACAAGTATGGGTTTTGTTAAAGTGCAAGCAGAAGAATATCCAGTCACAGTTAAGGTGTACGGAGATGGAACTTTGTATTACCACGCTACTATAAGTACTTCAGGAAATGCTTTTTCTGTAGCCGGTAGCTCTCCTACTTCTTTTAGTGCAACAAGCATTACTGAATCTATACTAAGACTTCCTAGTAAACTACATAACACTTACGAAATAGAAGTTGAGTCAGCAAAAGTTGTCAACGAGATTTGTATTGGTGAGTCTATTGATGAACTTAGGCAGATCTAAATGGCTACTAAAGGTACTAAAGTCCCTTCGGTTTACAAGGTCCCTACTAAAGCCGATCCNGAACTAAAACTATTTGCCGAGTCTATAAAAGAAGCAGTTGAAGTGCGTCTNGGTCGTAGAGGCGACCCTAGAGATAGGGCCATTACTCTTAGAGAATTGATTGATAGTGGTATGGCTCAAGAACTACTAGACAATCCTTTTGATCCTACTGCTGGTGTTGGCGGTATAGATTTTACTGGTAATACAAAAACAGATTTTACAATTCCTCCTACACCTACAGGCTTTAGTGTAACTGCATCGTACACTTCTTTTATATTAGCTTGGGACAATCCTCAAATGAGTAATTTCGCTTACACAGAAGTATGGCGAAGTGCTAACTCAAGTATAGGTGACGCAATTAAAGTAGACAGCACGACTGCTTTTGTTTGGTCAGAAGAAGTAGGCTACGCTAAAACATATTATTATTGGGTGCGTCATGTAAGTACTTCAGATATTGAAGGGCAGTACAGTTCTTCTGGCAATGGCACTACTTCTATTGATATAGCCGCAGTTATGTCTAATCTTACGCAAACATTAGCTGATTTACCTGGGTACAGTACTTTAACAAGTTTAATTAGTAGCTCTACTGGTACTGCAGCTACGGTCATTAAGTCTGCTTCTGCGCCTACACAACGTGCTAATGGGGATGCATTGACCACGAACGATATTTGGTATGACACGGACGACGGTCAAGTGCATACACGTAACGCAGCTAATAATGCTTGGGTTGCAGTTAGAGATGCTACGTTAGTTAATTTATTTGGTGCTACTAGTTTTACAGGTAGTACTTTAAGTGCTGCTATGGCATCAGCACAAAGTGATGTAGTTACTTTAACTAGTGCTAACACATCACGTGTTAGTGAAATTACTAACTTAACTTCTACTGTAAATACCAAAGCCAAAACTTTTGTCCAGACTAGTGCGCCTACTGCTACAGCTATTGGAGATATTTGGATTGATTCAGATGACAATAATAAATTGTATCGTGCTAGTGCTGTAGGTTCTAGTAATTGGGTGGCAGTTAGGGACACAGCTAATGATAATTACCCTAGGGTTTTTACACAAGCAAGTGCTCCTACTGCTATTAATACTGGAGACTTATGGTTTGATAGTGACGATAGCAATCGTCAATACAGATGGGATGGATCTAACTGGGTGCAAGTGCGTGATGTAACAAGTCAGGCTGCTATTGCAACGGAAGCAACTACTAGAGCTTCAGCAGACTCGGCTAATGCGACTTTAATTACTAACTTAACTGCGGTAGTAGATGTTAAAACTCAGACTTTTGTACAGGACAGTGCTCCTACTGCAGTAGCTACTGGTGATCTTTGGGTAGATTCTAACGACAATAACAAGCTGTACAGATGGAATGGATCTAGTTGGGTAGCAGTTAGAGATACTTTAAATGACAATTATCCTAGAGTGTTTACCCAAACATCAGCCCCTACTGCTGTAAATACAGGCGACATTTGGTTTGATACTAATAGTACTCCTGCTAATACACAATACAGATGGGATGGATCCAGCTGGGAAGCTGTAAGAGATTTTGTCACTCAGGCTAATCTTGATACAGAAGCTACTACAAGAGCAGATGCAGACACAGCAGAAGCTTTAGCTAGGTCAACGTTATCTGCAACAGTAACCACTAAAACTCGTACTTTTGTACAAACATCAGCCCCGACAGCTACTGCTGTAGGTGATTTATGGATAGATTCTGATGATAACAATAAACTATATCGTTCTACCGCAGCCAATAATTCCAGTTGGGTAGCAGTTAGAGACACAGCTAATGATGGCAAAACAACTGTGTTTACTCAAACAAGTCAACCCACCGCAAATAACACAGGGGATCTTTGGTTTGATACAGACGATAGCAATAAACAGTACAGGTGGGACGGAAGTAATTGGCAAGTAATTAGAGATGTTTTGACACAGGCTAGTGTAACTACAGTGCAAAACGCAGTAGCTAATGGTACGTCTGCAGAAGCTGGTTACGGAGTAGCAGTTAATGCCAACGGCGCAGTAGCTGGCATGTATTTAATGGCAGCAAGTGATGGTACGTTAAACAATAATACTTCTACATCAAACATAATATTTGAAGCAGGCCAGGTAACGATACGTGACCCAAACGCTGGGGGAACTAACATAGTTCCGTTTACTGTACTTACAAGTACAGATGGTGCTGGTAACCCGAAGGGCGTGTACATTAACCAAGCATTTATAAAAGCAGCTTCTATTACTTCAGCACAAATTGGATCTCTTAGTGCAGATCTTGTAAACGCAGTAAATATAAATGCAGGCTCTATAGATTCTGGTACTTTGTCGGCGGCTCGTATTAGTACTGGCTCTATTACTACAGATAAACTGCAGTTTGGTAATGGTACTGTAGTCACGTCCAGCGGTTCAGGAGCAAATGCAATACTTACAATTGCTAATGGAGGAGTAATTGTAGACCATATTGGAGCTAACCAGCTAGGTAGAATGGCTTCTGTAGATAATCTAAACCAGTCTTATACTAATTATACTTCAGGAGCTTTGGCTAGTTTTGTAGCTAGTAGTCCTTTTCACTACTACACAAGTACAAGTGGTGGCGGTAAAGGCTTTG